TCAATGTTTTTCTTATCTTTATAATCGTATCCTTTAGTTTCTAATTCTTCAACTTCTTTAGTTGTTTTCTTTTCAGCAGCTTTAGCTTCTTCAGAAATAAAATTTTTAAATTTATCAGTCCAAGGATCTTTTTTAGTTTCAAATGAATTTACAGGTTGAAAACCTATAAAATTTTCATTAATTACTTCTTTTGATTTTAAAATAGAAGTTGCTTCTTCAAAAGAAGAACCATTTCTAATTAAATTAGGATATTTATTTTTAGCTTCTTTTAAGAAAATATCTTTATGACCTTTTCCTTCTTTAATTAATTTGTATTGTTCTTGTAGAGTTTTCATTTATTCCTCGGGTTTTAAAATTTTAATTATATCGTTTAGATAATCCTGAATTAAGTCTGTACCATATACTACAGCATAAGAAGTTGGATTTTCTTTATAATATTGTTCTGTTTCTTGTTTAGCATCATTAAGTAAAGGTTGTATTTGACCTAATAAATCCTTAATTCTGTCAAATCCTAACATTCTTTCATTATGGAATTGTTTAGGACCTAAACCTTCTTCTTCTTTTATTTTTAATTTATACTTATACATATTTGAATTTAATATAAATCTACATAATCAATACCTTTACTTTGCTTACGTAACTTTTTTTTATCTACAGGTTTAAATCCTAATTTATAATAATAAATATTTTTAGCTCCTTTAGCTTTTTTATCTGGGTTAAATGCAAAAGGTGTTGTATATCCTCCTCCAGCAGCCGTTGTAGATATTTCTTGTATTAAATCTTTTATAGTATTATATTGATCAGGATAATTTTTCCTAATATGAGTTCTGTATTTATTAAATACATCCCTGATTTGTTGTACTATTTCTTGAATAGTAGAATCCATTTTACCCTCTGAAGTTTTAGACAAGGCTATCATAGCTGATAAAGCTTGAGATAATTCTTTTAAAGATTCCCCAAAACTGGCTAAATTAATTATATCATGAGATATCTGACCTGTATCTGAATCTATACCTGAGGTTTTAAAATAACGGCTTAAATCATTTGAAAAAAAATCATTCTCCATATCAATAGATCCATATCTTTTTTCGAGTCTTTTTAATAACTCAGGATCTACTTCATTAGGTTTTAAAATTTTATCCATTTGATTTTTCTAATTCTTCAATTAAAGAATAATATTGTAATAAATTAACTAAATGGTCATCATTAATTTTAGTAAATTTATCAGCTTCACAAATTAAACTATCTATTTCAATAATTTTTATTTGGGTAGCCTTATCAGTAATTTTTTTAGATAACTTATTAAGTGTTTCTTTTATTTCTATTACTTTATTGTTATAAAAATCTTTTAATGCTGATGTAGAATCAATAGAATTAATAAACTCTTTTAAAACTAATTTTTGATTTAAATTTAAACCCTCATATTTTTCATTAAATTTTTCTAATAAAATTCTATAAGTTAGAATACGAATGTCTTTATCATATGATTCAAATTCACTCATAACATCTTTTTTAGCTTCTTTAATTATAGTTTGAGAAGTTAAATGTTCTAAAAGAGTAATTTTATGTTGTATAATTTGAGAAAAATCTAATTTTTCTTGATTGTAAGCTTCACTTAGAATATAAAAAGATGCCTTTGTTTTATAATCTGGGATTTGGGTTCTAAAAAAGTCTTCTAGATTATAATATTTTTTAATTTCATTAACTAAATTATATTTCTCTCTTTTAAGAATTCCTTTATTTAATTTTTTAGAAGATTCTAAAAGGGTATTAATTATAATCTCAGCTTTTCCTTCTGTTAATCCTGTTTTCTTAAATAAAGTTTCGTATAATTTATACTCTTTTGATAATTCAGTTTTAACAAAATATTTTTGAAGTATATCTTTAGCAGGAGATTCTTTACTTGATAAAGTATCAGATGTGATTTGTCTTACTAAAAGTTCAAAAAGAATTCCAGTATTTTTATACTTTGAATGTTTTAATTTCATTCTCTAAGATTTATTTATAAATATATTAAGATTTTTGCTCCTTTATGTTTTTTTCATCAAGTAACGATTCTTTAGTTTTATCACTTTCAAAAACTAACTGTTTCTTTTGAAAAGGAATTTGTTTCAACATTGTTTCTAAAGCTAAAGGAGAACCACCTTTAAAATTAGGTCTAAGTGAATTTGAAGAATTATAATCTTCTTTAGAACCCCTTCTACCTAATCTATCCTTACCAAAAGCATTATCTTGAGTATTTATATTAGATGCTTTCTCTTTAGGACGACCTAAATCTTTCTTTTCATTATACCCATCAGGAATATTTCCAGGATCTGATTGGTATCTTCCTTGACCATAAAGTGAAGCTAAATCGTGAGGAGTACCATATGATTTACCTGTTTCTTGAGGGTCATTACCTTCATCTTTTATCTGGTTTATTCTAAACTCACGTTTAGCATCCTCACGAATAAGATTTCTATACTCATCATATTCACTTTCACTAAAGTGAAATATGTTATTATAAATCCAATCAGTAGGTAATAATTTATTTTCCATTATTGAAGCTGCTAAATCAACTTTTTCCTTCATTAATGCAATTCTTTCTTGATCATATATAATTGAAGGGGTAGTTAATGAAAGTTCAAAGTTAGCTAATTGTTCATCAGTATAACCTTGAGTGTAAAGATGAATAGTAGCAATTTTATAAAGTTCTGAAAGAACCATTCTTTGGATTCTGTCAATCGTACGAGCAAAACGAATATCTTCAGCAGCTAAAGTAGCTTTACCTTCTACATTTTCATCATATCCTAAAAAGGCTTTAGGAACTTTTAAAGCAGCAAATAATTTATCTCTTAAATATTCAACATCTTGGATACCATCATAATCTAAACCTTTTGTAGTATCTATTTTGGTTGCAGAATCATTATTACGAACAGGGATAAAGAAATCCTCCATTAAATTCTGCATGTTATATTTTAAATTATAATCTCCTGTTTGTTGGTCTACGTATGGGGTACGTTTCATTTTAGAAACTGTTTTTTCCATAAATGCATCTACTTCATTAGGAGGAATAGAACCTACATTTATATAATAAACACGTTTTTCTGGGGCTCTTACGATTCTATGTATTAACATAGCATCTTCCATTAGGGTATATTGTTTAAATAACTTACGGGCAGGTTCAATATAAGAACGACCATAAGGAAGATAATTAACATCTGTTAATAAACGAAAGTGAGCCACTTCATAATTATCAAAAGTTATAGTTCTACCAGAAGGATTCATACCACCTGCAGCCCCACCATAATAACCTCCATAAGCTCCATACCCTGTTAAACCATCAGGGTCAAATTGAAATTTAACTTCACTAGGATTATCTTTATTCGCACCTTCTTGTCTTATAATATTATATGCTGTATATGGGATTACATTATAAACACCATATTTTTCAGCAATATCTAACTTTAAGAAAAAGTCACCATATTTACACATTTGACGAATCCACATCCATAAGTTAAACTCAATATTTAAAACATCATAAAATAAATTATAAAGAATTTTTTGTATATCTTCATTAGAACTTTTAATAGATAAAACTTCACCTTGTTCATCTTTTAAAGTACATTCATCTGAAATAATATCTAAAACAGAAGCAATAATAGCATCTGTATCCATAGCTTCATAATCACTATAAAGCTGTACTCTCATTGTTTGATAATTAAGAGCTGGGTTATAAACAGGAGCAGCACCGGTTACGTGTAGTCTTGAAAATCTATCTATAATAGAATTAGTTTCAATTTGACCAGCTTGTTGAATGGAATTTATATCCATTACTTTAAGTTGATTTCCTCCTACATTACGGATAATTACATCTGTAGAAAATAATCTTTTTAATCGTGTAAATACACTAGTATCTGCCATCTTATATTATTGTTATAATCATAAATATGTTTAAAGTAACCAACTAATATCCTCTTTACCTCCATAAGGATTTTCAATCTGATAAGGATTTGAAATTCTCCCTGGGGAATATACACCTGTATATTGGGAAGTTGTTTTACTTATATTATTTAATGAAGCCTTAGTCAAATCTATACCTCGTTGTCTAAATTTAAATGCTGTTTCTCTCATTAACATACCAATAGAGAATGATAAAACCAAGTCATCATTATATCCTGTTTGGGCTTCTGGTCTTCCATTTTTCCAGATAAAAACTTTCATTTCTTCAATCAAACGTTTTGATTGTATTGTAACCCCCCTATCACTTACCCCTTCTTGAAATTTACCAATAGCAATAGGACGAGTTCTAGTTGACATTGTAAAACCGGGAAGCATTCCACTTGTATCACCATATTGATCAAAATACGAATCCGCAGTTATATCACCATTTTTAGGAGAATAATATAAATTAGGATAATTACGATCAATTAACACTTGAACTACGTGCCACCCAACATTAGCATTTTCTACTACTAATAAAGCATTATTATATTCAGTAGCTATTCCAAACAATAAATGACCAAATTCTTTAGTACCAATTTGACCTTTATATTCACCTACTTGAACATTACTTTCAACATCTATAATATGAAAAGCTGAGTAATCTTTTCCATCTCCTCTAGCAACATCAGCTACAACCATGTAATCCCTTGAATAATCTACAGGTTCCCAAATCCATAGATTTTGATCTGCTCCTCTTCTTTCAAGTGGTTCTTTTACATAAGTTTTTTCATAAAATTCTATATATTCACTATAAAATACAGTATCACCTGAGGTACTAAAATCACAATCACATTCTTGAGCTGCTAATCTAGGATCACCTAATAACTCATCTTGACGTTTCCTCCATGTTTCATCTCGTTCAGGATGTACAAACCAAGGTAAACGAATAGGTAAAAAATCATTTTCTTGAGATTCAGCCTTAACCCACATTTGATGGAACCAATTACCTGTACCATTAGGTGTAGATAAAATAATAGCACCACCACCAGTAGCTAAGGTTTGTTGAGCAGCTGCCCAAGTATCAGCAATGTTATCAATAAAAGCAGCTTCGTCTACTAATAACAAAGATACTGCTTCAGATCTTGCGGCATCTGTACTTGAAGATTTTGCATGAATTTTAGAACCATTTTTTAATTTTAAAGATAATTTATTGTTTTCAACTGCTTCTATTTTTAACCAAGAAGGTAAGTTTTCATACATAAATTGTACTTTAGAAACTAGGTTTCGTGCTGTTGCTTGAGTAGTTGCTAAAGTCAATACGTTTTTATCTTCATAGAAAGTCATTAACCATAAAGCATAACCTGCTGATAAAGTAGAGAGACCTAACTGACGAGATTTTAAAACAATATTATATGGATTATCTCTAAATAATTTTAATACTTTTTCTTGAAAAGGAAATAACTGAAATTGAATTCTACCTCTTTGGGGGTGTTGAATAAAACAATATTTTTTCATAAAATGTACTGGGTCTTGAGCACATTTTAAATATTCTTGACGAATTATTTGTTTTATATCTTGAGACATAATTTATTTCCCTATTTTCCACATCATGCGAGCGGATATAACGGGTTGAAGATTTTGATTTATACCTGCTCCTAACCCAATTATTTTTTTTGTTTTACTTCTAAAAAGTAATTCACCTCCTATATAATTAAATTGCTGCCTATTAGCAGATAACCCTACCCCGTAATAAAATTCATTTTTATTAATTAATGAATCTCTGGTTATAATTGTGGTTGGAATATATAATAATGGGTTTACTTTTCTAGCTAAAATTGTATTTTTAGATATTGTATCTTTTATAACAATATTTCCAAAACTATCTAAATCAATAGTATCTGTATAAGCATATTTTGAATAATATTCTTTTAATA